AGGTGGTGACATGGTGCAAAATTTTATGGACTACAAATCATCTAGAAAAGATTGGGAACAATCTTACACTCAAGGTCTAGATCTTTTAGGGTTTAAATACGAAAACAGAACAGAACCATTTCAAGGAGCTAGTGGTGCAACACACCCAGTGTTAGCAGAAGCGGTAACACAGTTTCAAGCTCAAGCATACAAAGAATTATTACCAGCAGATGGACCAGTTAGAACACAGGTCATTGGTGTTAAGAATCCACAGACAGAACAACAGGCTGTTCGTGTAAAAGATTTTATGAATTATTTGATTATGGATCAAATGAAAGAATACGAAGCAGAGTTTGATGCTATGTTATTTCACTTACCATTATCAGGATCAACATTTAAAAAAGTTTATTACGATGTGCCAATGGGCAGAGTCGTATCAAAGTTTGTGCCTGCAGATGAATTAGTCGTTCCGTATACAGCTACCTCATTAGATGATGCGGAATCGATAATTCATGTTGTTAAAATGTCAGAGAATGAATTACGTAAACAACAGGTTAATGGTTTTTATAGAGATATAGAATTAGCACCTCCAAGTAATGTTGAAAAAAATGACGTTGAGAAAAAAGAAAAAGAATTAGACGGAACCAAAAAAGTTGGTAAACAAGAAACAATGTATACTCTGTTAGAGTGTCATGTAAATCTAGACTTAGAGGGTTTCGAAGAAGTTGATGCTCAAGGTGAGCCAACTGGAATAAAATTACCTTACATCGTAACAGTCGAGGAAGGTAGCCGATTAGTTCTCTCCATACGGAGAAACTATGCGCCCAATGATCTAAAGAAAAATAAGATCCAATATTTTGTCCACTTTAAATTTCTGCCAGGACTTGGATTTTATGGCTTTGGACTCATTCACATGATTGGCGGATTGAGTCGTACGGCAACGGCGGCTCTCCGTCAATTATTAGATGCAGGAACATTATCAAACTTACCTGCAGGATTTAAACAAAGAGGCGTTAGAGTTAGAGATGAAGCAGCTCCAATACAACCAGGTGAATTCAAAGATGTAGATGCACCCGGCGGTAATTTAAGAGATGCATTCTTTCCATTACCATACAAAGAACCATCTCAAACATTATTAAATTTATTAGGTATTGTTGTGCAAGCTGGTCAGAGATTCGCGGCTATTGCTGACATGCAAGTAGGTGATGGTAATCAAGCCGCTGCAGTTGGAACAACAGTTGCATTATTAGAACGTGGCTCTCGTGTCATGTCTGCCATACATAAGAGATGTTACGCAGCGATGAAGGAAGAATTTAAATTATTATCAAAAGTAGTTTCACAATATCTACCACCAGAATATCCTTACGATGTTGTAGGTGGACAAAGAAATATTAAACAAGCTGACTTTGATGATAGAATCGACGTTGTGCCAGTAGCAGATCCAAATATATTTTCTATGTCACAGAGAATTACACTAGCACAAACACAATTACAGATAGCAACATCCAATCCACAGCTACATAACATGTATCAGATATATCGAAATATGTATGAAGCAATCGGTGTTAAAAATGTTGATGCAGTATTACCTGCACCAGCACCAAATGCACCAATGGACCCGAGCATGGAACACATAAATGCACTTGCTGGTAAACCTTTTCAAGCTTTTCCTGGTCAAGATCACAGAGCACACATCACAGCTCACCTAAATTTTATGTCGACTAATATTGTAAGGAATAATCCTGCGGTTATGGCAGCGATACAGAAAAATATTTTAGAACACATTAGTCTAATGGCACAAGAACAGGTGCAATTAGAGTTTAGAGAGCAAATGCAACAGATGATTATGATGCAACAACAGGCAGCAACTAATCCACAGATACAAGCACAGCTTCAAGCACTAACAAATCAGATAGAATCAAGAAAAGCTGTGTTGATTGCGGAGATGACAGAGGAATATATGAAGGAAGAGAAACAAATTACGTCACAATTTGACAATGATCCTCTTCTAAAACTAAAATCACGTGAGGTTGACCTTCGTGCGATGGAAAATGAACGTAAAAAAGACAATGATGAGGCGCAAATAGACCTTGCAAGAGCAAGATTAATGCAACAAGGCGAGATTGCAGAGGATAAAATGGATCAAAACGAAGATTTAGCTAAATTAAGGGCTGGAGTTAGTCTTGCAAAGACAGGTGTTAAGCAAGCAGCGATAGTTACAGAGGATAATTAATGCCATTAAACAAAAAAGGTAAAAAAATTATGAAATCCATGAAGAAACAATACGGAAAAAAGCGAGGTGAAAAGATATTCTATGCATCTAAGAACAAAGGTGTTATAAAAGGAGTGAAAAAAGGAGCATAAATGCAAAAACTAGATAAAATAAAAGAAGTTAAAGTTGCAGATCAACAAGTTGAGATAGATCCTAGATCTAAAACAACTGCTGACAAAGCTTTTAACTATATTGCTACAGGAAAACCTGAAATGCCAGTTGGCGGTCAGAAAAGAATGTTAGCAGAGAAGAAAAGAAACTCTAAAGCGTACTAATCATGTGGTTATCGGCGATTAAATTAGCCGTCTCTGCAGGAAGTAAGATTTACGCTAACAAGCAGAAGACGAAAATGGCAATGTCGGATGCACAGCTTATGCATGCCGAGCGTATGGCTCGTGGTGACGAAGCTTATCAGGGAAAATTGCTAGAGGCTAGACAATCAGACTGGAAAGATGAGGCCGTTTTGATAATTCTCAGTTTGCCCGTGTTGGTGCTTGCTTGGGCAGTCATATCGGACGACCCGACTGCTATGGACAAAGTGAAATTGTTTTTCGAAATGTTCTCACAGCTTCCTTCATGGTTTACAAACCTCTGGATCCTTGTCGTCGCGAGTATTTATGGTATAAAGGGTACACAAATTTTTAGAAACGGAGGAAAAAAATAATGCGTAAAAAACTTTTAGAATTATTTGGTGGTGGATCTAAAATTTCACCAACTATAACTAAAGTTGATCCATTTGTTCCTAAAAACAAAAAAGAAATTTCTGCTAGAGATTTAAGACGTGCAAGACAAAAAAGAAAAACTTCTGAAGTAAACTTAGACAACACTATATTTAGAATTAAACAAGAAACAGACAAACTTAAAAAAATGAAAACAGAGAAAAAAGCTAAAGGTGGCAGAGTTGGTCTAAAAAGAGGAACTCCAAAACCACAAACAAACGTAGAAAAAATTAAAAAAACTTTTGGTCCAAAAACTAAAATAAAATTTGATGCTAAAAAATCTGATCTAGATAAGAGTGGAGATTTAAGCAAATATGAAAAAGCTAGAGGCATGGCAATAGCAAAAGCCATGGCTAAAAGAAAAAAGAAGGTATAATGTCTAGACCAGGTTTATATGCAAACATACATGCTAAAAGAAAACGTGGTGGTAAGATGCGTAAGAAAGGTGCGAAGGGTGCACCAAAAGCAAAAGATTTTAAACGAGCCAAACAAACAGCGAGATCATAATGACTAAACTATGTCCAAGAGGTAAAGCCGCAGCGAAAAGAAAATTCAAGGTATATCCGTCAGCATACGCAAACGCATATGCCAGCAAAATCTGTGCGGGTAAAATCAAAGATCCATCTGGTGTAAAGAGAAAAGATTTTAGAGGCAGCAAAGCCGAAGGTGGATTAATGGAAGCTACTGAAAGATTAAAAAGACAAGGTCTAAAAGGTGGTGGAATTTGTAAAAAAGGAATGAACAGACAGGCTGTCGGAAAGAATTCCTAATGGCTAAAAATGGTTTAGATAAATGGTTTGCCCAGAAGTGGGTAGATATAGGAAGTAAAAAGAAAGATGGTTCTTTCTCAAAGTGTGGAAGATCAAAACAAAAGAAAGATGCGAAACGTAAATATCCAAAATGCGTCCCACTAGCTAAAGCAAGATCTATGTCAGAGGGACAGAGACGTTCTGCTGTGAAAAGAAAAAGAGCGGTAGCACAGGGTGTTGGTGGTAAACCAACAAATGTAAAAACTTTTGCTAAAAGAAAACAGGCAATGTATGGCGGTTTTATGGGCAAGAGAATGGGAATGAGATAATGAGCAAATTATACAATAAAGAATTTAAAGTAGAAACAATTCCTATAGATCCGTTAGGCGCTAGATTAGACAAAGTTGGTGTAGGAGGTGCTTTAGGTAGAATGAACAGATTGAAATTAAGGAAGACAAAAAAAACAATTCAAAAAATTCCTAATAAAAATTTTAGAGAAGACAAAATTTATGAACTTTCTACAGGTAAGGGTGGAAAAATAGTAAGTGGTAAAAAAAATAAAAAATTAGCTATAAGAGAACAAAAAAGCATAGCAGATAAAATGACACGAAAAGGTGATCCGTACACACCTCCTATTAAATTAAAAAAAGGTGGCAGAGCAGATGTGATGCCAAAAAGAAACAAAAAGAATTTCCGTGCAACGGAAAAAGGTGCAGGCATGACAAGAGCCGGAGTGGCTGCATATCGAAGAGCAAATCCCGGCTCTAAACTAAAAACAGCGGTCACTGGCAAAGTCAAACCAGGATCTAAAGCTGCTAAAAGACGTAAATCATTTTGTGCAAGATCACTTGGGCAAATGAAAAAGTTTCCGAAAGCTGCAAAAGATCCTAATTCTAGACTACGTCAGGCCCGTAGAAGATGGAAATGTTAAGGAGAAAACTATGCCAGGAATGAAAAAACCAAAAATGATGGGTGGTGGTATGATGAGAAAAGATACCATGATGAAAAAAGGTGGAAAGATCCCTCCACAATTAAAAAAATTTGTCATGGCTAAAAAGAAAAAAGCCAAGATGAAAAAAAAGAAGGCGTAATGGCAGACCCGAAAAAAGGCACAGGTAAAAAGCCTAAAGGGTCTGGACGTAGACTTTATACGGACGAGAATCCTAGAGATACTGTCCGTATAAAATTTGCTACACCAGCAGATGCAAGAGCAACTGTTGCAAAAGTTAAACGTGTAAACAAACCCTTTGCACGCAAAATACAAATACTAACTGTGATGGAACAACGGGCTAAAGTTATGGGTAAGAGCCAGGTTGCCTCCATTGCAAAGAAAGGAAAAGATGCAATTAGAAAACGTAATAAATCGACTGCTTAAATTTTTAAGAAATAGATTAGATAATTTATCCATGTCAGTAACATCAGGTGGTGTTGACAATATGGAAAATTATAAGTATATAATAGGACAGATAAACGCCTACGAGGCAACACTACAGGAAATCTCTAACCTGCTAGAAGATAAGGAGCAAAATGGAAAAGGAACAGTCATCGATATTAACACCAAACAATGATCTTATTGGTGTAAAAAAATCTAAAACAGAAGAACCAAAATTACCAAGACCAACAGGTTGGCGACTTTTAGTTTTACCTTTTAAGATGAAGGAAAAAACTAAAGGTGGATTAATGTTAGCTGAAACTACTTTAGAGAAACAACAGGTAGCTTCACAGGTTGGTTTAGTTATGGCTATGGGCCCGGATTGTTATAAGGATAAGGAGAGGTATGCTGATGGTCCATGGTGCAAGGTAAATGATTGGATTATGTTTGCAAGGTATGCAGGTAGTCGAATCAAAATAGATGGTGGGGAAATGCGTCTGCTAAACGACGATGAAGTGTTAGCAACAATTGATAGTCCAGAGGACATCTTGCATGAGTTCTAAACATAGGAAGGAGTAAACTATGCCAGAAGAAGAAAAAAAGAAAATGGTTGATATAGATACATCGGGTCCCGATGCTAATATAGAAATCGAAGAAGTAAAAGACGAGTCAGTAGTAAATACTGAAGCGCCGAAAAAAGAAACAGAAACAGATAAAACATTTGAAAACGAACGAGAAACAAAGTTAGAAGAAAAAAAATCAGATAGTGAGCTAGAGGACTACAGTAAAGGTGTACAAGCTCGTATTGCGAAATTAACTCGTAAGATGAGAGAAGCAGAAAGAAGAGAACAAGCTGCTTTAGAATATGCCAAAGGTGTAGAGGAAAAAAGACAACAATTAGAATCTAAATTTAAAAAAACAGATTCTGATTATATTAAAAAATTTGAGACAACTATATCATCAGGTTTAGAGGCTGCACAAAAAGAATTAGCAGCAGCTATTGAATCAGGTGATGCGGCTGCTCAAGTTGAAGCTAATAAAAGAATTGCAACACTCGCGTTTGAGAATGCAAAACTTGATGCAGCTAAAGAAGGTAGAGAAACCACAACACAGGAAGAGAAGCCTGTAAAACTTTCTCAAGGTGGAAATGTAAACATTCCTCAAAGAGATGATCCAATAAATCCAGATCCTAGAGCCGAAGCATGGGCTGCAAAGAATTCTTGGTTTGGATCAGATAGAGCAATGACATACACTGCATTTGAGATACATAAGGATCTTACTGAAAAAGAAGGGTATGATCCTAGTTCTGACGAGTATTATGCTGAGGTTGATAAGAGAATCAGAGTTGACTTTCCGCATAAATTTGGTAATACTGATGAAAAGCAAACGGCCGCCCCTGTTCAGACAGTGGCTTCAGCTAATAGAAGCGTAAAGCCTGGTCGCAAAACTGTGAGACTCACATCTTCACAGGTAGCAATAGCTAAAAAATTAGGTGTGCCACTCGAAGAATACGCAAAACAATTAAAAAACACGGAAGGAGCGTAACATGGAAAAAGATAAAAACACTTCTCGTGCGAGCCAAACACGGTCAAAG